GTATGTATTTAAAAATGAGATGGACTTTATCTCTGGTTGGACAGCAACCGAACTGAATGAATTTTTTGATGCTAAAAGTGGAGATCATCCGCCAATCATAAAGAAATACTTAAGAAAAGAAATCAGTCTGGAGACATTGGCAATACTTAATTCGCTATTGCAATTTGTCAAAAGGTATGATACAATGATACATGATCCAATCTACAAAGAGGTAAGCAAACTATGCAAAAAGTACCAGCCCTTTTTAAATTACGATACGGCAAAGATGAAAAAGTCACTAAGAGAGTTAGTAGTGACGTAGTGGTGTCAGCAGTAATGCGTAAACCTAGTAAGGTTTGCCGACTATTGACACCTATAGAGAATTATGATAGACTATATACTATAGTAGATTATGATAAAAGTGGACAAGCAAAACATACATTTAATACTTAACATACAAGGAAATACTAATATGGCATCAACATCATTTGCAGATTTGAAAAAGTCACGCACCAAAGATTTGGAAAAACTCACAGACGCAGTTTCCAAACTCACAAACAAAGAAGAAGGTAAGAAGTCTTATGAAGACCTCCGCTTCTGGAAACCCACAGTAGACAAAGCAGGTAACGGTTTCGCAACGATCCGTTTTCTTCCCGCACCCGCAAGCGAAGATGTACCTTGGGTTCAAGTTTTCAATCATTCATTCCAAGGTCCTGGTGGATGGTACATTGAAAATTCGTTGACTACACTCAACAAGAAAGACCCTGTGTCTGAACACAATAGCATCCTTTGGAACTCTGGTTCTGATGCTAACAAAGATATTGCACGTAAGCAAAAGCGTAAGTTGCAGTATATCGCAAACATCTATATTGTCAAGGACCCTGCAAATCCTGACAATGACGGAACAGTTAAGTTGTTCAAATTCGGTAAGAAGATTTTCGACAAGTTGAATGACTTGATGAATCCTGAGTTTGAAGATGAAACTCCTGTCAACCCATTCGACCTTTGGGAAGGTGCGAACTTCAAGTTGAAGATTCGTAAAGTTGAAGGTTATCAGAACTATGATAAGTCTGAGTTTGAATCACCCGCACCATTGTCTGGTGATGAAGATGATCTAGAACGTATCTGGAAGCAAGAGTTTAGTTTGTCTGAATTCTTGAGTGAGAAGAACTTCAAGTCTTATGATGAGTTGAAAGCACGTTTGAACAAAGTGCTTGGTCTTGAAGATGGTTCTGCTGGAGATAATTATTACTCTACAAAACCGAATGCACCAGTAACAGCTTCAGCTAAACCTGAAACACCAACTAAGCCAAAGACTACAATTGCAGACTCAGTTAGTGATGACGAAGATTTGAGTTATTTTGAGAAACTCGCTGAAGATTAATATTTTGTAATCTCCTTTGTGACTTGACGGGGAAGCAGTAAAATGCTTCCCCTTTTTTTTATCCTGGAGGTCGATTTCTAATTCCATCTACCGCAGTAGGAGGAGGATTATAGAAATTAGCAACGCTAGAGTTATCAATCTTTGTGCTTGATGGTGCGCTAATAACAGTACCTCCAGCGCCTGCACCCGAAGTGACAGTCCCTGTAGTTGGTGAATATAAATTAGCTGGTCTATCAATACCAACGATATCGGTTCCACCAAAATCAGCACTTGTTATTCCGGATGATGTTCCAGGAATATCATACACTGGTCGACCTTGTGCATCATATAATACAGCACCAGGATTTAAATTCTCAACATATGCATTGTCTTTCATACTCCAAACTAAAGGTATGCCATCTTCACCCGATGTAGGTGCCTTTGATGAAGCGGCATTAATCAAAGCAGAAATACGATTTGACTCTGCAACATTATTTGAAAATATGCCTTTACCAACTTTAGTATCTAATTTAAAGTCACCAGTTTTTAAATCTGAAATTAAATCGGAACTTAAATCATTTAAGCCATAAGATAACAATCCTTTAGCGGCAGTGTCTAATTTTTTAGCATCTGCACCAGCTTTTTTGAATTCAGCAGTAATCAAGTCTACTATATCTTTTGCAATAGAGTTTAGATTTGTCTCCGGAGTTGGTGCGCCCCATGTTCCAACAACATTAGTATCTGTTTCGGCCAATGTTGATGCGTTTGGTGCGCCTTTGCCCCAACATAAAGCAATTCTATTAAATTCAATTTTGATGTATAGATAGTCATACGGAAGAGTAGTCACTTTCGTAACTTGTTCAGCCGATTTAGTTGCATTAAATGCTACACGTAACAATCCATATGCAATTGTTTTATATGCATCAGGAGGTGCATGATAATCGGTTGTTTGATATACGGGCGCTATCGCACTAATATCATTATTTCCACTTACGTATATTGCGGCATGAAATTTGGATTCTTTTGGCGGAGGAGAACTACCGCCACCACCATAAACTTGATCTAAAACGTAAATCGCCGCAATGGCAACAAACACATATGGAATGGCTGCGGCCAAAGTTAGACCCTCACCCAATACGGCGCCATTGGCCAAGGCGAAACCAGTATCGACAGCCGCCGCCGTAGAAGCAGTCGTTGCCGCTGTGCCAGCGGCCGCAGTACTGGCCACATAGGCTCCAGAAACAGCTTCACCAGTAACTAAGTTTGCACCTGCGACCGATGGTCCACCTACCATTGTACCGAGAGTAGTGTAACCAGCTTCATAAAGAGCCGTGCCTGCCATATGGGCGGGCGTTGAACCAAATATTGCTGTGGACGCCGCATTGATGCCAGTTTTAATTAAATATGACTTTACTACACCTTCAGCAATAGACCCAACAATATCCATTGTGCTAGGAGGACCAGGTCTGCCTGCATTAACTCCAGACCTTTTAGAAGATGAACTTCCCGCTGGATTCCAAACCCCACCAAGCCCACCACTATAAGAATAGGAACCTGAGCCACCAGAAGATAACATTGTTCCAGATGATGTTCCTTGTCCCGAAATTATTCTAAGAGAACCATCGATGCTTGTGAGTAAATCTGTTTGATCTCCTAATGCATTTAGTTGTTTGTCTACACCTGTAGCCTTAAATAAAGCGTTTCCTGATCCTGATATACTTGGTGTTCCGTCTGCATACTTTTTAGCATTTATCGAATCTAATAAAGGTCTATATGTTTTAGCGGCGGCCGCATTGACAACAAACTCACCATTAGACAATAGTGCAGGTATAGAATCTGATCTTGATGTTCCTGGACCAACAACAGGTCCACCATCAGCGCCCGTAAACCAACTTATGATATCGCCAAAAAAACTTGAGCCGGCCGATACCAAGGGTTCTTCTATAGAGCCTAAAGGCGAACTAAACAGATTTTTAACAAAATCAGAGCCGGCGACCATGTCAAAACCTTTGTTTAACAATTTCTGTACACCAAAGTTGGCAATCATTTGCATGTAAGGATTTTTAACTCCTAACGATTGAACAATTTTTTGCCCTGCGGCGTTCTTCAACATATCGCCTGCAAAGTTTCCAAATTCTCCTAATCCAGTTTTACCATCAAATAGCTTTCCTGCGCCATTAGGATTTGTTACATTACCATTAGCATCTTTCTGCACTATTCCAGTTCCACTTCCTGCACGCCCTCCAAGTCCAGAAATTAATTCTCCAGTTTGTGCTTTAGTGATTAGTGCATCAGCCGAAGTTTGTGCTTGGGTTAGGTTAGCGGCTTGTTGTGCTTGCAGTTCAGCGACTGCCGATGCATCTCTAGACGCATCAATCGATACCTGTATTTGTTTATTTGATAATTCTGCGGCCTGCTTGATTTTCTCTGCATCTTTTCTAGCTTGTTCGATATTATTCGCTTTAGTCAAATCTAGTTGTGCTTGTTGAAGAGCAAGGGTTTCTTTAGAGTTATTAGCAAACTGTTGTTGGGTCTGGCCAAAGAACTCTGCTTGAGTTGGAAGTTTTCCGGCAACTCCAGTACCATTCGTTATGTAACTTCCAGGAGCGCCTGCCATCGCTGTAGTTCCATATGGATTTGGCTGAACACCATAGTTATTCAGACCAGGACTGAATAGTTGTCCTCCACCAAAGTTCTGCCCATATGCTTGGCCTGCTTGTGGTCCTGCTCTTTGACCACGGTTTGGTCCGTCTTGGTATACATTGTATCCCAATCTAGGATCAAAAACCACAGATGCTTGAGGATTATTATTCATCATCGAATTAAGTGGGCTAGTGGCAGCCTCACCTAAAACATTAGCAAAGTATGAAATCCCCTCCATTGGATTCTTGAAACCATACTTAGCAAACATAGTTTCTGCACCAAGAGCAATACCACTTTCTTTTCCTCCAGATGCGCCATATAACAATTGTTCAAGTGCTAACTTTTTATTCCCTGCGGCAAGGTTCCCAAGAACTTGTCCTGTGATACCTTGGGTTTCTTCTGCGCCTAATCCTCCAATACCTTGGAAGATTGCTTTACCTGCTATTCTTGAACCAACTTCTAAGTATCCTTGTGCAAGTTGATTGAACATCGGAGCAAACATTGGACCATATTGCTTGCCCAATAACTTGCTAGCCATTGAATTAATTTTAGCATCAGTACCAAAAATCTTTTGCAATTGTTGGCCACGATACATATCATCACGGCCTGCTACAGAACGATCAACACCAACGCCTTTAGGAAATAAAGTCTTTGTTAATATTTGAGTAAATGCATTTGTTGCAGTTGCTCTAAATGATTTTATAAATTGTGTATTCGCATCTCTAATGATATCAGTATTCGATTTAAATAAAGGCTTAAGTACTTTTGTTTGAGTGGCGACTTCTTGGGCTTTTTTAGCTGGTAAGAGAGCACCACTTTTTGGGTCAATACCCAAACCTCTTGTAAGTGCTTTAGATACTGCTAAATTGGCATCGTCAATAACTTTTGTCGGGGCTTTAATTCCTGGACTGCCAGACCCCTTGGAACTGAGTGTATATAGACTATCATTGTCTCCGCCAGCGCCGCCAAATCCACCGCCGCCAAGTTTGGCGATGACCGGCAGAGGTTCTAATGGGGGTGAATCTTTTAAATCTTTAAATTTAACTGCATCTTTATAAAAACCAGTAACAGAACTATTGTCTATTTCTGCTTTAGTTCCTGGTGGCGGTTTAGCTGTAACGGCCGCCGGTGCCGCAGTTTTTGCGCCACCTGCAACAACTGCCGCATTTCCGCCGCCGGCGCCAGAGATTTTCTTATTCATCAAGTCATAAACTGCTTTGACTGAACGTGGACCTTCTTTACTTAAAACTTTTTTAGTTTTTGGATCTCTAGATACTTTTTCAAAGAAAATTTCAGCATTGTTATTAATTATATCGCTATCGGCGCTAGTGCTTGAAATTTTCCATGCAACTTGCGCTGGATCTTTGTCCATTTCGTTTAAGAATTTAATCGCACCAGAATTAGTACCACCCATACCCAAAAAGTATGCCATGTATAGGTCTGTTTCTGTGGGGTCTCTTTTTAACGCATTTTTTAGTCCAACTCTATTTTGCTCTGTGATATATTCAGCAACCATCCTCGCTTTAGCTTCATTATATTTCATCTTTGGATCAAGATCGGCTTTAGTGAATCTTGTATCACCTCCAGCAATCATCTTTTCAACATTACCCGTCCATGTCGAATCCGTAATCTGATACACACCTCCAGCAGTACCCCCAAGAGGATTTGGAATATTTCTACCTCCAGATTCAGCACCCCTCACTTTGTCTAAAAATTTACCGGAGTTTATTGCGGCGCCAGGGTCTTTGTTACCTTTTGCTATTTCTTCAACTCTTGCTCTGCCTCCAAATGAATTTAAATCACGCTCTGCGTTATCTTTTTTAATTTTATTTTGTGCGGGCGTAAGTTTAGGATCATCTTTAAGGCGCTCATTTGCATCGTCCAACAATCTCTTTGCTTCATCTGGTTTAAGTTCAGCCTTTTTGCTCGGTCCGGCAGTTGGATCAATTGGTGGTATAACTCTTCTTCTACCATCATTAACTGAAGTTGTTCTTGCAGAAGCGGCCAGCGTAAAAAGACCGGCGGCCGCCATAAGTCCCAATCCAATAGGACCAGTTAAGAAACGAAGCACCATAGGAATAACAGTACCGAGAGTTCCCATTATTGCGGATCTTGCGCCAGCACTGGCAACTGCTCCACCCAAAGCGGCGCCACCACCAAACCGCAATGCGGCTGTTAATGCAAATGCCGCAATCTGTCTTTTAAAAAATAACCATCCAGCGGCTATAGCACCAACAATAGAAGTACCTATCCACTTAAGTCCATCTTTTAAAAATCCTCCAGCAACTGCGGCCGCAACTGAGCCAGCGGCTCCAACTAAACCCCCACCGCCTTCTCCGTCGGCTTTATTTTTTCCACCAAAACTAGCGCCATCAAATTTATCACTTAACTTATTAATTGCATCTAATAACTTATCATCACGAATTGCTTGTTCATTTGCAACTTCTTCTGCAAATATATTTTTTCGTTTGGTGTCTTCAACTCCAAATGAAATAAGTTTTGATTGATTGATAACACTATCATTTAACTGTTTCAACTGACGAACTTGTTCAAGATTAATAACATTTGATTTGTTTTGTCCAGCAACAAGAGATACTGCTTGGGATAGTCCACCTAAAGGCGATGACACGCCAGACGATGATTGGGATGAGAATGTTGGCGGTGTGTTTCCTCCAGCCATTCTTGGTGATGAACTTTGAGAGTTAGCACGTTTACTTAAGTCTTTGCCGAATGCATATGCACCAGCAAGGCCTGGAGCCTCACTTATTATTGCACCCTTTAGCCCGGTAACCAAACTTTTAGCACCACCCACAACAGCGTCTTTAGCCATTCCGCCAAGGGCGGCACCATAATTGCCTAATGTTGCCATATGTTAATTACCCTCTGTCGAATACAGAGTCTGGATCGGCTTCTGCAAATCTTGCTGATTTTCCAGTTGCGGGTCTTGATGTTGCACCAAAGCTAGACGTTGGTGCTCCAAAGCCTGAACTGCTACCAAAGCTATTTGATGTTGGTGAACTAAAACTGTTGGATGCTCCGAATCCGCCTGCCGACGGAGATCCATATCTTGTTGTGACGCTTTGTTCCATAGGTTGCATACCGCCATTGTTTGCTCCTGCTAGTTTTTCTTGTGTACGTCCGAAAGCCGCAACACCAATAATAGCGCCCATAGAAAGATGAAATAATCCTGCGCCTTGCAAGGTGATGGGTTGCCATGCTGACACAGGTTGTTTCAATGCGGCTTGTAACATAGCCCAAAGAATAGGAAAGATAATGAAGTCAGTCACACAGGTTAGCATATAAATCCAACCCATCATCGGACGCCACTTAGCGTTCATCCAATCTTCTTTTTTCTTGTCGCTATCACTCAGCTTTTCGTATTCTTTTTGCGTAGCCATTTATCTTCTTCCTCTTTGTTGTGCCTGTAATTGCTGTTGCTGATTTTGTTCCTCAATGTGCTGAGACAATAGCATAATATACAATTCACGTTCAAATGGAATCAAATTCTCTAACATTTCCAAATCATATTTATGATGTTGCATTAGAGCAAAATTGGTTTTATAGTAATTTGCTAAATTTTCAGATCCCATCAGAAGCCGAAAAAATTTGACAAGCCCTCCAATGTTATTTCATCTTTGCATCCACATTTACCACATGTCCATTCGACTTTGTGTTTTAATTTTGGCATAGATTCAAAGAATTTTGTAAGTTTAACATACTGATCTTGAGATAGATTTTCAATAAACTCAATCAGTTCTTTTTTAGTTGAATCTTCTTTTTTATATACTGTTTCTTTATCGAAGATATATTCAATGCTGTTGATAATTGCGTTAGTAGCGGCATCCATCTGATTTTTACCTTCAACTGTTTTAGCAGATGCAATAGCCATGTCTACGTTTGGATATTTAAGTTTAATACCAATACCAGTTTCTTCATCTAGAATAATTTTATCTGTGTGTTCGTCAGTTTTTTGCACTTCAACTTCTAATAAAGCTAATGTGGTTGGTGTCATGTGTTCGCACTCTTCATTGTCTGAATTCTTTCCTGTCGGATGACGCAATCTTAAATCGATTGTTTCTCCGATTGATTTTGCTCTAAGACGCATAAAGAAATATTCTAAATCGAATAGTGCAATTTTACTTGGATCGACTTCATCGATAGCACAGTTTCCTACAATCTGTTTGATTGCGGTTAAAACGTCTTTCTGATCGTTGCCTTCCAATGCAAGCAAAAGAATTTTTTGTTCTTTCACTAAGAATGGTCTGTATTTGACTGCTTGGCCAGTAGATGGTAAAGTCAATTCAAAAATTGGGTTATTAAATTTAGGTAATGCCATAGTATTTCTCCAGTTATATTAAAAAATTATAAAATATCAATATTTCTCAAATGTATGATATCTATATGTTAAAGTTACTCCAAAACGTTGATACGTATTTACTTCATCCCACGTAGCATTCATTGGTGTTATTGCTATAGGATATACATCATAGCAGATATACGTACAAAGGCTATTGCCAGTGGCGGAAGATAATTGATCGATTTCCAATTTAAGTCCTCTCGCATAATCTGAATGATATGCTATTGTTCCTGCATCCGGTGACGTTGCGGGTTTAACAATATAGTCCATCCACGTTTCAAAAAATGTACGTTCTTTCATGTCTTCAGAACAAATGACAGATAGCGTAATATCGTTATATGTCATATCATATGGAAGTTTCATTGTTGGACCTGCAAATGTATCGTCAGTCGTTGCAATTGTTCTTCCCGGAAACTCAGCCTTTTCACATCTATATGAAAAGTTAGGAATTTTATTATTAAAAACTTGGGCTCCAGTAAGCACACAGTTAAACATATTAGGACGTGCAATCACACCCACAGCGGATCTTAATGCGCTGATAGAAAAACTTGGTTTTGCTACTCGGGTGTCTTTGACTATTACGTCTGGAAAAGTTGTTAGTGCTGTTGCTATCATTTATGTTCTTCCTAATTTCTTACGTGATTCTTCCCAAACACGACCAGTGTCTGCTTTTCTGAATGACTCGGTTGGTAAAAACAATGCAATGTCCCACTCTTTTACTTGTATCTCTAAAAATTGAGAACGAACATGAGTTCTTAAGTATTTCTTAAGAGTTGGTTTAAAATATCTATACTTAGATGCACCTTGTAGAATAGAATATGAAATTCTAACTTTTGTGCTATCATCATACTGTTTATTTGTCAATGTTGAGTATAAAGCGTCCATCAATTTAGCACGTAGAACAGGAGGCAAATAATGAAAGTTGATTCCTAAAAATCCATCTGATTCCATCTTTACTGGAAATATCAAAGGAAATGTATCGTAGTATGGTAAGTCAGCCTTATGCTTTGGATCGTATTTAAACGCATACATATACCCAAATTCCATACTTGAAACTTTACGTGCTTCATCTGTACGTTTTTCAAATGTACTTGGAGATATATTTCCAGTTAGTTTTCCGGCAGCCGATCTGTACCATTCCCTCGCATCTTTTGATTTTGCGGGAATGACACCTTGTTGTGCGCCTTTGATTAATATGTTATCGAATATAGCCATACTTCTATTTATCTCAAATCTTTGTCGGTTATGATTTTAAATTCCCAATTTCTTTCAATTGAGTACTTTGTTGCGGCTTCCCATTTTGCTTGATTGACACCCCATGTCATCACTTCATTGATAAATCTTCTAGTTGGTTTACCATTGGGTGTATTTTTTCTAACTGGAGGACGTGTTTGTATGTCTGGCTTGACTTCAATCAGCACAGATTTG